ATATTGAGCCGCCATAGTAAATTCAAGGAGCGTGGATTTTTCCATTAACCTTTCTGGAAGGGTGTAAACCTTACCGTTAAAATCGTACAGTTGCTTATACTTTGTTTCGGCTGGTGTGTTAATGGCGTTCATTATCTTACCGTAAATGTAAACAAGGTATTTTAATTCTAAGCTATCTGCCACCTTACCAAAACAAGCATCAAGGGGAATGCCTGTAAAATAGTTTACCACCTTTGCCATGTAAGGGTATCTTTCCTTTGCCTCCCAGACCTCGTCCATGATTTCAAGGCGTGTTGTAAGTTCTTTGTCAAGCGTATTCCATTGTTCAATTAATGGTGGAAGGAAACGTCTAACATTGTCCTTTACTTCATTCTCTTGCAATATTTTACCTAAGTCACAAACAACGTTTATTTGTAAAGCATCCTTAGTTATTACCTTCAACTTCTTTGCATACGGTAAAATCTTTTGATACACCGCGTCCCGATCATTCATGTATTGAATCGCTTCCAATTCAACCTTTGGATGCTCAGGCAAAAGGAACTTCGCAAAGTAGATATATTGTTCCAAAGTAATATCCGACGCCGTCTCAGGATAATTGTACTTGATTTGTTTGTTTCCGATGTTAAATATTACCATTATTTTCTCCTTGCTTTTTTTGTTACCACGGGAATATTATCTGCCAATACATCAAGGTTATTATCCGTTGTACTTGGTTTAAAGGGTACTGGTTCTGCTTTCGAGTGACTTACCAATGGAATCGACGGAGGGCGTGACCATTCCCGTTTGATTCCATTCCCTGTGAGCTTCACGGCTTTTTCAAGGTGTCCACGCATTTGTAATAATCTTTTGCGTTGCATTGGCTTATCAATGATTTCTTGCGTAATCTTTTCGATTAAGTCAATGATGATTAACGCTTTTTCTTTATCTGTCATTTGTCTTTTTTATACGTTTTTTGTAATAATTCTTTGCATCTTCTGGTTTTGGAATTGGATTAATGGCAAAAGATAATCCCTTGTTATAAGCCTCCATTATCTGCTCCTTTTCCATTTCTTTTGCTTTTTCTTGCATCGGTATAGGAATCCATTCTATATTTTTATGAATTTTCTCAATCAACCATTCAACCGCCGTTTGTTTTTCCATTTTTCTTTTTAATTAAATGCAAGTAAATCGCTGCCTTGTGCCAAACGTTGGAATATATACCTAAGGGAATCGCATCCGTGGTTATCGGCGTCTAAGGGCGTGGAAGATTTCTTGTCGTTCCAAATGTAATTCCTTAATTCATGCTTCAAGTTATACGAATCAGGTGTTACAACAATGGTATAATCCAGCATCTTTTTTATTCCTTCCACGATTGAGCCCGGGCCCTTTTCCGCTTTATGGACATTCAAGCCCCGTTGTTGCAATGCCTCAATCAAACGTGGTTCGCTGGTGTCCGCAATAACCATAGCGTTGGGGCTAACGTAATGGTTCATTTGTTCAATGACTGCCTCGTATGAAAGCGACTGTTTATAAATTATTTCCTCCACGTATATTTTCTTTGCCCCTGTGTCAACCGCCACTTTCACCAATGCCAAAGGATCGGGGTAGAAGCCGAAATCTAAGCCGTAACCGAAAGGAAGGCTAACATCGAACTCCCCCTCAACCCAGTTGTCAAATATAACCCCTTGTTTCTTATCCAGCCATTTACCCAAGAATCTATGCGCGTATGCCTCTGGTGACTTCGTTTTAATAGCTTCAATCTTTGCGATGTAGTCTTTACTTAGGTTGTGATAATTGTCAAAGTACGTCGTATGTATGTGCGTTATATCGGGGTGCGTGCTTATCGGTATCATTTGCCCGTCAATCGTTTCCATGCGATGCGACTTTTCAAACCACCGTTTCCAAATCCAATGTTCCACGTCCTGAGGATTCATGACCAGGATAACAATGTTAGGCGTGTAAGGCATCCTGATTGATTCGTCAATCGTATCAAAATCCTTTTCGCTTACAAATTCTTCAGCCTCATCAACTATAAACACGTTTAACGCTGGTATTGATTTTAACTTTGCCGTCTGATTTCCAGAACTTGTTTTAATGCCTGAGAAGATTATTTCACTCCCTGTTACCTTATGGCTTATTTGTGCGTTCGTCATTTGAAATTCATCGCCCACGCCTAACAAGTCAATCTTTTCACGGAACTCAGGAATAACGGAAATGTTAGCACTTGATAACGTATAACGTGTGAAAAGAACCTTCCAGCCTTTGTTTGCAAGGAGCATATTACAAGCCCAAAGCCCAACGGTAAATGACTTAGCCGAACCACGTCCACCAGTTATCAGAAAGTAACGGGTGCGCGGTTGCCAAAGGGCTTCGTACTTTTCACTAACCTTTATCTGCATCCTTTGTAAATATTATCGTTGGCACGGTCACCTTTTCCCCTTGCGTAGTGATGTCAATGTTCTGCTTGCTTTTCCCGTAGGCACGGTCAAGGAGCAACTGAGCCGCCTTAATGTCACCCTTTGCCGCCTGTTCGCGAAGCTTCATGATAATAGCTTCGGCTGCGGTTATACCGTCCTTTTCCTGCCCCATGACATTTGCCATAATCAAGTCAAGGGCTGGAAGTTTCTTGGGGCGACCGCCTCCATTATTTCCACCATTTTTTAATTTTCCTCCATTTCTTCCTTCTCTCATTTTACGAGGTTTTACGAGGTTTTAATTCAAATGAGGCTGTAATTTTATTTGAAATTGTTTCACCCATTTTATTCTTATAGCCTTTAATTCTGCCATAGTGGTGACATTTCCAATTATCTGATTTTTTTAAAGAATATATTAAACTTGGTGAAGTTGTATTTATTGTATAACGCCATTTATTTTCTATATAAATTAAACCTATTTCAGTTAGTAATTTTATACCTATACCTATTCCTTGATAATCTGGAAATACAACTAATCTATGAACTCTTTTTTGTCGTTTCATAGCACTTGGCTGCGCAATTACACTTATAAAACCCGCTATTTCATCATTTACCATGCAGATAAAAACATTTGCCGCATTATTGTGATTTGAACTTAAATAGTGATACTTACTAAACATTTTCCATATTGATTTATCTGTTGCTTTATATATTTCAAATTTAATGTCAGGTCTTTTTTTTTATCAGAATGCTTTATAAAAGTCATTGTGTCGGTGTTAAAAACCCAATCAGGCATTAACCATTCTTCTATATCAAAATGACATGATACCGCTATAAACTTTTTATTTGTTTTCCTGATTGCTTTCTGAGTAGCAAAAGAACCAATCTTTGCAATTTGTCTATCTACTACGCTCGTAAATTCATCGAATACAAATAAATCATTTTTTTGCAATATCGCGTTGGCTAAATCCACTCTCATTTTTTCCCCATTACTCAATACTTGATATGGCTTCAGCCAACTCGGTGGGCTGCTGAATCCAACGCTATTAAAAGTATTTGTAATTTCTTCTATGGAACAATCTTTAGGCATATCATCCAATATGCTTTCGCTTTTATAATCAAAATTAGTAATATAACTTTCTGGAAATAACTGTTTTGCAATCGTTGTTTTTCCTGTTCCACTTTTACCAACTATTAAACCAATTTGCCAATCATCATCAATATCAATGCTACCTTTAAACCTTTCGGTTATATGGTTACTTTGTAAATCAAATCTTCCGATTACACTTGCAATGCGAAAAGATTCTTTAGGCTTGATTTCTTTTATAATGTCAAAAGTCGGCATTCGTAGTTTTGTTCAATTAGTTTATTATACGTTTTTTCTTGCTCTTGTTCATCTTTGCAAATAACTTCAATTTTAAACATTGATTTTATTTTATCAGACAAATCTTCCACTTCTTCCTCCTCCACCGTGTCAAACTGCGGTATATCCAAGCCCCATGCCTCCAAGTCAACCACCTCCCAATCGTTCGCAAGTGTGTCCCAGTCCCATTCACCGAAAGCAACATTGTCCGCAATGATAAACCGCTTCTTTTCTTCCTCAGTTAAATCGCTGCTTCGCTTTACCCATGCCTCGTCAATGTCATTAAATCCAAGTTCTTGTAAAGCCCTTAGCCTCATGTTACCTCCAAGCACCACATTATTTTCATCAATGACCATAGGGCGAAGGCTTAACATCTTTGGAAACTCCGTGATACTTTGCTTTAGCTTCTGGAACTTGTCATCCCTGAGAACCCGTGGGTTGTTAGGGTTTGGTTTTATATCCTTTAATTTCATATAGCGTTTAATACATTTACCCTTAATTCATTCACTTTTACCAAGTCCCTTTCTTCCTTGAGCCATTTGCGTCCAGCCTCTAAGTCAACAAAGTACGCATCATCTTTGTCTAAAGCCTTAGTAAAATTGTGGATTAAATCTAATTCGTTTTTATAAGTCCTTACCCCAGCTATGTTAAACTCCTTGATTTCCTCAGGTGCGTATGAAATACAACCAGCAACCAACATTTCCATAGCAAAATTATTTGACTTCGCCTGATTAAAATTATCAATCGTCAAAGGGAATACGCCATAGTGTGGCGCTGAGTGTTTGACCATTTCAAAGTATTGGAACAATGAATTATTCCACGGCACAATAATTGCCTTAGGGTACAATGTTTTACCCAGCCAATCGGCTAAACCAACCATACCTAATTCAACCTTATCGTTTTTTTGCAACTCAACCCAAAAGTTTTTTATCGTTGCAAGGTCTTCGAGATGCGTCTGGCTTCCCCGCCACATAACCCGTTTCTTTGCGTCCATTAACTTATCCCTTTTTACAGGTTGCATCGGTGTAACAGTAAAGTCAATGGCATTCGGAACAACGGTTATTTTATCTTTATCGTAAAACTGGGAGTAAAATTCTTTTAGGTACGGGGTTGAGGTCATTACCCAATCAGCATATTTAAACGCCTTTTCGACAGACTCCTTTACCTGAGGCTTGTTAAAATGTTGGCTTGCTGGATTCGCTGGGCTTACTTCGTGTAATAGGTCGTCATGGTCTAAGATAATTTTCTTACCCATTCGCTTAACCTCGTTAATCATGCCAAGTAAATCATTGCCGTTGGCACGCTGGAAGATAACAACATCGACATCATAAAAATCATACCACTTAACGGTATCAGGGTTAATCATCTTTATAACAAAGTTCGAAGGGC